CTACAGCTAAGCAGCACGATAGGGAACTACAGTCCTATTATGATGCAACGCGACAAGGTATAGAACCACGTTCAACAAAAAGCAAAGATATAGATGCAGCAGTTAAACTTTCCAACGAGGCTGGTAAGGCTTTCGATGGAATCTCAATGACCTTTAAGGAGTAATAATGCCAAATGTAAACGGAAAAGAATTTCCATACACAGCAAAAGGTATGGCAATGGCAAAGATGGAAGCCAAAAAGACTGGCAAGAAAATGATTAAGAAGCAGACTAAGAAGATGGGGAAGAAGAAGTAATGGAAAACTACTCAGAAGATATTACAAAGTATCCAACACCTGACAAGCAATACGATGGTGCTAAGAAGTACGAGACATACGAATCACTCCAAACCGGTGCGATGGGCAAGTCTGCTAAGTAATGGCTAAGTCTCCAGCGTGGCAAAGAGCAGAGGGCAAGAACCCAAAGGGTGGCCTCAACGCAAAGGGTCGTGCCTCTGCCAAAGCGCAGGGGATGAACCTTAAGCCTCCAGTCAAGAAGGCAGAAGCTGCTAAGTCTCCAAAGTCTGCAGGACGGCGCAAGTCTTTCTGTGGTCGTATGTGTGGGATGAAGGCAAAGAACACTTCTAGCAAGACTGCCAAAGATCCAAACTCAAGAATAAACAAGTCACTTCGTGCTTGGGATTGTAGTTGCAAATGAAAAAGAAAACAGCATTCTGGGATACAAAGAATCCTAAAGAGAAGTCAAAGACATTAACGCCAGCACAAAAAGCGGCAGCAAAAGCACGGGCTAAGGCAGCAGGACGACCTTATCCAAACTTAGTAGATAACGCAGCAGCGTCTCGTAAAAAGAAGAAGTGAGGTAAATAGGTGGCACTAGGACAATACGGCACAACGTTATTAGATGAACTTAATCGTTTGGCTAATGGTGGCACCTATAGAGCACCAGGTGAGATGGTTGACCAAGCACTTGCTGCTCGTCAGTGGGCAGCACAACGCTCAGTAACAACAAACTTAACAGACACAGTGGGAGTTCTAAATGCGATTGCTGGTACGACTAGTGAAAATCGCCTTGATTATAATGGCGTATGTAACCTTATCGCTGGTACTTTTCAACTACCTGCAGCGCAAGCTCTCAGAGCGGTGTCATCTTGAGTGCTAAATATAACTTGGTCTGTGACCAAGCAACTACATTTAATTTCCAGTTCCAGATCAAGAACGATTCAACTCCTTGGAATCTAACTGGCTATACAGGAACTATGACCGTGCGACCATTCGTTGGTGCAACTACTACAACTGTAGTAGCAAGCACAGCTAATGGTGCTATGGTTCTTACAGCATTAACAGGACGTGTTAACGTCACACTCAGCGCTGCAACTACTGCTGCTATTACAGCAGGTCGTTACTCTTACGATCTAGTACTAGATTCTGGCGCAGAAGTTACACGCATCTTAGAAGGCAAGTTTATTGTGACAGGAGCTGTGACTACGTGACAACTGTTATTGTTATTGAAAACATCACACCACAAGTTGGTGTAGAACTTTCCCAGGATCAAGGTCCACAGGGCGGTCAAGGTGCTACGGGTTCAACAGGACCGGCAGGGCCTACTGGCCCTGTTGGTGCTACAGGTTCTACGGGATCTACTGGCGCAACAGGTGCGACAGGAACGACAGGAGCAACAGGTGTTACAGGTGATACTGGACCGACTGGCCCGACGGGTGCCACCGGTCCTATTGGAGTTACGGGACCCACAGGTCCTGCAGGAGCAACGGGCGTTACGGGAGCAACAGGTGCAACAGGACCTGTTGGTGCTACAGGAGTCACGGGAGCTACTGGACCTACGGGACCAGTTGGCGCAACTGGAACGACAGGAGTTACAGGTCCGACAGGACCTGCAGGAGCGACTGGCCCACAAGGTGCCACAGGCCCACAGGGTGTAACAGGTGATGTTGGTCCAACAGGTGTAATAGGTGCTACAGGGCCAGCAGGTGCAACAGGTCCTACAGGACCAGTCGGTGCAACTGGTGCTACTGGACCAACTGGTGCTACAGGTGCCGATGGTGGTTCTGCGAACTACTACGATTACAAAGCGAAAACCACAATCACAACAGGTGATCCTGGCAATCAGCATTTGATTTGGAACAATGCCACACAGATTTCTGCAACACAGATCAACATCAATCATATTAACGATGATGGTGTAGATATTGATATCTTCTTGGCTTTAATTAAGACCAGTGACATTATCTTTGTACAAGACAAGAACAACTCTGGCAATTATCAAAAGTGGACAGTATCTGCCACGCCAACAATGCAAGTTGACTACATTGAGATTCCAGTAACCCTATCTACATCTGCAGGAACTGGTACAACAAACTTTGCAAACAATCATCCAATTATTGTAGCAATTATTTCAACTGGTATCGTAGGACCTACAGGTGCCACAGGACCCATTGGTGCCACAGGTGCCACAGGACCACAAGGAGTTACAGGCGATGCAGGCGCTACGGGCGCTACAGGCCCTACAGGGCCTATCGGTGCAACGGGACCTACAGGACCTACAGGATCTACAGGACCTACAGGATCTACAGGACCTACAGGAATAGGCGCAACAGGCGCAACAGGTCCAACAGGATCATCAGCAAATACTGATGATTTAACAATTTCAATAGTAATGCAACAATTCTAGGAAAAGGTAAATAATGCCAACGACTACATCCAAGATCCTCTTTCGAGGGGCAGCAGCTACATCAAGTACAACTCTCTATACAGTACCTGCTGCAACAACTGCAGTAGTAACTAACATTGTTATTTGTAATCCAACAGGGTCTGCAGTAACTGCATCAATGACAATCAATGCTATTGATTTTTTAGGCAGCGTATCTATTGCTGCTAATTCAACTGCATTTTTTGACATTAAACAAACAATTCCTGCAACTCAAGTAATCGCTGGTAGTGCATCATCAACATCAGTAGATTTTCATATCTCAGGCGTGGAGGTAGTGTAATATGGGTGTTTCAGTATTTCCTGCTCCAGCAACAGGCGGAGGCGGTTACAAGCGCTATGTGGTAACCCTTACATCAGGAACATCTTGGACTATTCCCGCTGGCATTACTGCTATCAATGCAACACTACAAGGTGGCGGTGGTGGTGGTGGAACTAACAAACTAACAAGTGGTCCAAATTATATTGATGGTCAAAGAGGTTTACCAGGTGCAATGATAACAACTTACATTTCTGGTTTAACTCCTGGTAACTCAATTACTTACGCTATTGGTGCAGGTGGAGCATCAGCATCTCAAGGTGGAACTACTACAATGACTGGAGCAACCTCAGCATCTGGAGGAAGAGGTATTGCTACTAACACGACTGGACAAACTGGAACACAATCAGCAGGATTTGACAATGGTGGTGCAGGTGGTACAGGTGGTGCATCAAGCGCTCAAAACGGTGGCGTTGGCGGTGCTGGACAAATTATTATTGAATATTGGACATAAGGAGATAAAATGACTACAGTAAATCCAAATAATTACCCACCAGAAAAAAGAGTGTTTGCTGTTATTGAAGACAATAAAATAATCAATGTTATTGTTGGTGTTGAAGATGAAGTAGTTGCAGCAAATCCTGGCAAGTATATTGAATACACAGACGGATGGGATTTTGAAAATGGCATTGACGGAAATGGGTTTCTTTTCTAAAGGTTGTTACAAAATGTTTCATTTAGCAGTAGATGATTCAGATGTAAAAAGAAAAGCTTGTTTCAAAAAAGTCAATACATTATTAGGATCAAAACTGCAAGAATCTTGGACTCCTACAGTTTCTATTAAAACATTAGATGAATTAAAAGCATTTATGTTTGAGTACCCAATGGTTAATATAGACGGTAATGGGTTTGATATAGCTCAAGCTGGGATGAAAAAGTATAACAAAGAAATAGCCAATCCTACTGGTTGGTACCTATCTGAAATAGGTATTATGGCTAGTCATTATGTTGCTTGGAAAAACTTCTTAAATACAGAGTATGAATATATGCTTTTGTTTGAAGATGATGTGTATGTTGCTGACAATTTTTTAGAGTTATTTGCAGAACGGTATAAAGAACTGCCTAGTGATTGGGAAGCATTTTACTTTTGCACACCAGAAGTAAAGTTTGATGTAAGATTTGTAAATGGAACTGATCGAAGTATTAGTGAAAACTTATGCGAACCATACCATTATTGGTCAAGTGCTGGTTATGCTGTTTCTAAATCAGGAGCTGCACAACTAGTTGATTATGTAGAAAACAAATACTCAATACATTTGCCTCTTGATTGGTTTATACTACAAAAAAATGCTATTGAAAAAGTTTATTCAATTAAACCTAATCGTGACCAAGGTTGTAGATTAGTTAATACAGAGTCAACTTACTTATCAAAAGAAAATAAGTATGACTTAACTAAATTTATAGCAAAGGTTAAAAGTGAAATTTTATAACTGGCACGAACAAGAAGGTATTGTAACTAACTTTATTAAGTTATTAAGAAAAGATAAAGGTTTGCCAAACTTAAACTATTTGCAAATAGGTGTTTATATTGGTGATGCTTCTCTTTGGTTGATGCGTAATGTCTTAAGTGATGAGAGTTCAAGACTAACTGATGTTGATATATGGGATTTAGATCATCCTGACGATTGCCCTTTGTTTGACCAGAATTGGGTAGATGTAGAAACATTTTACAATAGACAAGTATTTCCATATAAACACAGAATTAACAAACACAAATCTTTTAGTAAAGATTGGTTGATTGCCAATCGTTCTGAACGGTATGACTTTATTTATATTGATGGGGACCATACACCTAAAGCATTTATGACTGATGCTTTGTTGTCTTGGGATTTACTTAAAGTTGGTGGCATTATGGCTATTGATGATTATGAATGGACTCACCCAATGGGTGAGCACCTCAATCCTAAACCAGCAATAGATTTATTTATTGAAATGCATAAAGATACAAGTGAAATCTTAATTAAAAACTGGCAAGTATGGCTAAAGAAAACCACAGCTTAAAAGTTGTAGTTTTCTGATAACATTTTCCTATGAGATTCCACGTTATAAGTCTGCCTCACACGCAGACAACCAAAGATTATGTCAACTGCGCCTATACAGAAAAGGTACGCCGATTCTGTATGATGATGAAAGGGTTAGGCCACACGGTCTATCTCTATGCTGGTGAGGAAAACGAAGCACCGGTAGATGAGCTAATTACTTGTATCACTAAAGAGCAGCAAGCAGAGGCTCTAGCAGGTAAGCACTTTACAGAGGCAGCCTTTGATAACGCTTTACCTCACTGGCAGATCTTTAATGGTAATGCCATTAAGGAGTTAGGCAAGCGCCTAGAGCAGAAAGACTTTATCTGTGTTATCGGTGGTGCTTCGCAAAAGCCTATCGCAGATGCTTACCCAAACCACATAACCGTAGAGTTTGGTGTGGGCTACGGTGGAGTTTTTAGTAAGTACAAGGTCTTTGAGTCATACGCTTGGATGCACTCAATCTATGCAGGTTGGAAAAACCCAACAACAGTAGATGGCAACTTCTATGACACTGTTATCAATGGGTACTTAGAACCAGAGATGTTCCCACTGCAAGAGAAGAAAGAAGATTACTTCCTGTACGTGGGTCGTATGATAGATCGCAAGGGCATTGTTATTGCCCAGCACGTATGTAAAGAACTAGGACTAAAGCTCATTATGGCTGGTCCTGGTAAAGATCCAAACATTGAATACGGTGAGTGGGTAGGACCTGTCGGTCCCGAAGAGCGAGCAAAGTTAATGGGTGGTGCTACTGCCCTGTTTGCACCAACGCTATATATAGAACCTTTCGGTAACGTTGTTATCGAAGCACAAACCTGTGGGACTCCAACGATTACCACAGACTGGGGTGCATTTACAGAGACTAATCCCAATGGAGTTACTGGATACCGTTGCAGAAATGCAATGGAGTTTGCAGCAGCTACAGAGTGGGTGAAGGATCTGGACCCAGTAGCAATACACAAGCGAGCAGTGTCCTTGTATTCCTTGGATGCTATCGCACCACAATACGAGCAATACTTTGCACGACTGCTAACTCTATGGGGAGATGGCTGGTATGAGAGGAAATAATGCCAACACTGGACGAACTGGTTGATGAAGTAAAGGCTAACCTACAAGGTTATGCACTACGACAAGACCGTATTACATACGTTGCTAACCCTGCTGGTTTAACAACTACCAGCACTGAAATCACTGTTGGCTCATCTTCTAACCTAGCCAAAGGTATCATCGAAATTGATGATGAACTTATCTGGATTGACTCCTTTGATAAGGCTAACAATAAACTTAACGTTATCCCAGGATTTGGTCGTGGGTATCAGGGGACTACCGCCTCACCTCACTCACAGTATGCACCAGTAACTCTATCTCCAACCTTCCCACGTAACTCTATTAAGAAGGCTATCAACGATACGATCAACAGCTTCTATCCTAAGCTCTGGATTGCTTCTTCTTATACCTTTACCTTTAACGCATCTCAGACTACATACCCATTGCCTGATGACTGCGAAGATGTCTTGTTTATCTCTTGGCAGACTACAGGTTCTAGCCAAGAATGGCTACCGGTTAATCGCTGGCGCTTAGACGGTATGGCAAACGCTGCCACCTTCAACACACAGAATACAATTAACATCTATGAGAACGTACAGCCTGGTCGTACAATTCAAGTTTGGTATACATCAACGCCTAACACTCTTGACGCAAACACAGATGATTTTGCTGACGTATCTGGCTTACCAGATTCTTGTAAGGATGTTGTTGTCCTCGGCGCATCATACAAGTTACTGTCTTACCTTGACGCAGGACGAATCAATCTCTCTAGTGCTGAAGCAGATCTAAACGATTCTAAGTTGCCATCATCTGCAGGCGTAGCCGCATCTCGTTACATCTTTGCTCTTTACCAACAGCGCCTAAATGAAGAAGCGTTGAAGTTGGCTGACAAGTATCCAATCCGTATCCACTACACCCGTTAAGGAAAACCAATGACACGTAAATACTCAAGCATCAGCGTAGAAACAACGCTAGCCTCTGGTATCTCAAACTCTGCTACATCTATGACTGTGGCTACTGGTGCTGGTTCTGCCCTTATGGGTGGAGTAACACTTGCTGCTGGAAACGTAGATCAATTTACAGTTGCTCTTGATGTAGATACACAAAATGAAGAAATTGTATTTATCACTGCAGTATCTAGCGATACATTTACCATCGTTCGTGGACAAGCAGGAACTTCTGCTATATCCCATACAGGCGGTGCAACGGTCAAGCACGTATTGACAAGTAGCGATTTAACATTTTACACAACCGGTGTAGCAACAGCAGATGCTGCAATTCCAAATGCCCTAGTAACAGCTAAAGGCGACATCATTGGTGCTAGCGCAAATGCAGTACCAGACAACCTAGCCGTTGGAACTAATGGACAGGTACTTACTGCAGATTCAACTCAAACACTTGGTATCAAATGGGCAACACCAGCAACTCCAGATTTAACCATTAACGCTAAGACTGCTAACTACAGCCTAGTAGCAGGAGATGTTAATAAGTTAATCACTATGAGTGATGCTGGGACACTAACTCTGACAGTTCCTAATGGAGTCTTTACAACAGGCCAACAGATTAACGTACAACGCCTTGGAGCAGGAGCAGTCCAGATTAGAAATGATGGAACTACTGTTCTAACTTCTACCGGTGCTACTTCTACAGCGCCAAACCTTCGTGCTCAATACAGTGCTTGCACAATTATCTGTACATCAAGCAACAATTTCACAGTGATTGGTGATCTGAGTTAATGCCAATACTTGGAATAATAGCTTCTAGTAATTATCCCATATCTGTTGTTACAGGTGGCACACTCTATTCTGATGCTACTTATTACTACCGAGTATTTACTTCTTCAAGTAATTTAGTTATTTCTAATTACCAGTTGACTTGTGACTACTTAATGGTTGGCGGTGGCGGCGGTGGTGGTGGTGACTTCGGCGGCGGTGGTGGAGGCGCTGGTGGTTTTAGAACATTCACTAGTCAAGTGTTAACGCCAAATACATATCCAGTTGTAATCGGTAGCGGTGGTGGTTCAGAGACTTCTGGAACTGCAACAACTTTTAATTCACTTACAGCAGCAGGTGGTGGCGGTGGTGGTCGTGGAGGCAATGGAACTACTGGTGTAGGAACCAATGGCCTTACTGGTGGTTCTGGAGGTGGTGGCGGTGGCGGTGGCGGTAATAATGCCAGTGGTTCTGGCGCGGCTGGAAACACTCCATCAACATCTCCAAGCCAAGGCAACACTGGAGGAAATGGTGCAGTAATAAGCAGCCAACCTTCGGGTGGTGGTGGTGGTGGTGCTGGTGCTGTTGGATCCAATGGCAGCGGTGGCAATCCAGGCGCTAACGGCGGTGCAGGTTCTACAACTGCAATTTCAGGTGGATCTACAACTGGTGCAGGTCAAAACTCTGGTGGAACTTATTACTTTGCTGGTGGTGGTGGCGGTGGTGGTACAACCACTTACAGTATTCCTGCAGGAAATCCAGGCTTAGGTAATGGTGCTGCTAACACTGGCGGTGGTGGAGTTGGATCTTCAGGTGGCTTACCTAGCAGTGGCTACTCAGGAATTTTCATTGTTCGATATACAAGAGTTCAGGTGGGTGGATAAATGCCATACGGAGATGACATCACAGAGGGATTACCTTATACCCTTTCCAATCCTGCAGGAGCTACTAACTACTCAGCAACTGGCGAAGCCTACGACATAGCCATTGCTGGTCTACCGTTCTTCTTGCTTAACTCTGACGAGGCACCATATCGTCGTGTCACAGCGCAGTATCGCAAGCAACAGATTGACCAGTCACGTGAACCAGGTGAGCAGACACTTACCGGCTGGTGGGTACGATCTCAGTCATCATTCCACCTTGGCGCTGGCATTAAGTTCTTTGAACCAGTACAAGAAGAGTCACTTCGATTCCAGTACACAGAGTCAAAGGGTGTAGATGTCTGGACCAGAGGTCAGGCAACCTTGCTTAACGACACTGCTTCATTTTATGCAGGAGCCGCACCTGCTCAGTTAATCGGTGTTAACGATGGCACTAATGATTGTATCTACGTCACAGATGGAACTGCGCTAAAGAAGATTACAACTGGTGGCACCACAACAACTATTACCCAAGCAGGCACAGCCTCAACCATCTACAGCCTTACAACTGATGGTTCTAACTATTACTTTATCAATGGCACCAAGGTCCACAAGGGTTCAGTGGGTGCATCACCAGCAGACTCAGAGATCTACAATACTCCAGGAGTTACTAGAGCAACTATGCGCTACGTAAAGCAGCGCCTGCTACTTGCTATTGGTAATGTGCTATACGAATTAAATCCTAATGCTACTAGTTCTGCTGCTTTGCCAACAGCCTTGTACACCCACCCTAACACTAACTGGGTTTGGTCATCTATTGCAGAGGGACCACAAGCCATCTATGTATCAGGCTACGACCCAAACGGTACTTCATCTTCTGTCTTTAAGATTGGATTGAATACAGCCACAGCTAACTCTCTAGGCTTTCCAACACTAGAAGTACCTACAGTTATTATTGATATGCCAGAGGGTGAACGCATTAATGACTTCGATATATACCTTGGAGCATACGCAGTCCTTGCAACAAACCTAGGATTTAGAGTAGGTATTGCAGATACTGCTGGAGATGTCCAGTATGGACCGCTTCTATTCAAGGATGCACCTTGTAACAACATTGCTTTCCGCGATAACTTTGCCTATCTATCATCAAAGATAGATGGAGCAGCAGGTTTAGTCCGTGTGGATCTATCTACTACTGTCCTGGGCAACTCATTGTTTTTCCCTTGGGCTTGGGACTTGGTTGCAGCCGGTACTACAACTACTGCAAGTCAGGTTGCATTCTTTGGTAACTCAGACAGAGCAGCATTTACTAATGGCAATAACACCTGGGCAGAATCTACAACTAGCGTAGTAGCAGAGGGTTACTTGCGTACTGGTTACATCCGGTATAACACACTAGAGACAAAGATCTTTAAGTTAATCCAAGCCCGTGTCAGCACTGACAATGGTGGTATAAACATTGATTCTATTGATGCTGCCGATAATTTCTATCGCATTGGTACCTTTGCACAAGGTTCATCAGTACCAGAAGTTAATGTGAACTACCCACAGGCAGCACAAGAATACCTTGGCTTCCAATTCACACTAACTAGATCAACTACTGATGTATCTAAGGGGCCGCTGTTTACTGGCTACCAAGTTAAGGCACTACCTGCTATTCCACGTCAACGACTTATCCAGTATCCACTGTCTTGCTTTGACCACGAGTCAGATCACTTTGGAGTAGAGATTGGTTTTGAAGGTTCTGCCTATGACCGTATGAGTCAACTTGAATCTGTTGAGAACCTAGGTGACACCATCCGCGTTGAAGACTTTAGAACTGGTGAGTCCTATATTGGACTTATTGAAGAGCTGGACTTTGTTAACAAGACACCATCAGATAAGCGCTTCTCCGGATACGGTGGAACGCTCTTAGTAACCATTAGGACGGTCTAATGCAGGCACAAGACTATGCAACAGTAGCTGTTGCAGTATGCACAATCATTGGTGGCTTTGCTGCCTCTATCCGTTGGATGGTTAAGCACTACCTCAATGAACTCAAGCCCAACTCTGGGTCAAGCCTTAAAGATTCCGTTACAAGGTTAGAACAAAAAGTAGAAATTCTGTATCAACTATTTATTCAAGAAGGAAAGAGATGAACGATGAAGCCTGTTGCAAAGAAAGCCACGCCTGCCGCTATTGCTGTCCTTCGACAAGCCACAGCGATATGTCCTTTACGGAAGAAAGCCTCGGATGGCCTATTGCCATCAGCAGCACACATCCATCAGAATCCTAATTCAGATCACAATACTGGATACGGTGTTGATTTAACACACGATAAGTTGGGCGGCATTGACTGCGCTAACTTATTCCAAGAACTAAAAGCAGACAAGCGCGTTAAGTATCTTATTTTCCAGGGCAAGATCTGGTCAGCAGAACGTGCCGCAGAAGGTGACCGTGATTACGACGGTTCCAATAAACACAACAAGCATCTTCACATCTCAATCAAAGAGGGCTGTGGAGATGACACTTCCCCTTGGTTCCCTTGGCTGGGAAAACCAAAGGCTGTCAACAAAGTAAAGGCTGCAATCAAGCCTCTACCTAAAAAGAAGGAGAACCAATGAACAAGAAGAAGTTAGAAGCAATGGCAGCTACGTACCTACGTGCTGGAATTGCAGCAGTAATTGCTCTATACCTTGCAGGTGTAACAGATCCAAAGGCTTTAGCAACAGCAGGTATTGCTGCTATCGCAGGTCCATTGCTTAAGGCGATTGATCCAAAGGCTACAGAGTTTGGTCGTGGGTCTAAGTAACCCATCTGCGCGAGGCAAATAGAAGAGGCTCACCCCGAAAGGGGTGGGCTTCTTTTTTTATGCCGTTTTGTCCACAGGACAGGGAACTACTACTAGATTCCCACAGTTAACACAGGTTGCATCTAGGAAGTACCAGACCAGCTCGTAGTCTTCAAAGGTAGCCATAACATTAAATACTTGTGAGCCACACGGACACACGTGAAGTGGTCCTAAACCCCTCAGATCGGTCCCAAAAGGCTCAGGAAGGGCATTCCTGCGCCATCTAAACGATGGCAGGGTTGGTAGACGGAACCGCAGGGTTACTGTACGGTTGCTACTGCTGCGCCCCTTGAGGGCGCCTGCCTGTTTAATTCGCCTCACGGCTCATATTGTAATGACTAGTAGGTGTCGCTACGCGACGACACGCCGTAGTAGTGATAGTCTTCTAGTATGACAACAATCGCAGCACTTGAGGGTATTGATTACGCGGTGCTAGTAGCTGACTCACAGATCACAGAAGATAATCTCGTGACGTTAGCAACTAGTACACCGAAGATAGTTGAGGTCGGTAAGTATCTCATCGGTATCTCAGGTGACACCAGACCTGGTGACATCCTTGCCTATAACTGGAAGCCTCCGGCTTACAGAGGTGAGGACCCTGCACAATTTATGGGAAAGAAAGTTATACCCAGTATCAACCAAGCATTTACAGACAACAACTACGACTACAATAAGGCGGATAAAGATGGCGGCTTCGATTATCTCATTGCTTTTAACGGTAATATCTTTCGTATTGCTTGTGATCTCTCTTTTTTCCAAGCAAATCACGGAGCGTACGGTATTGGTTCTGGTGGGCAGCTTGCTCTTGGCTACCTGTATTCAATCTGCAAACCTGATATGGAATTAGATTACGCCAAGCGACACGCCCGTAAAGCCGTAGAGATTGCTTCGGTACTTGACGCCAATACTGGCAAGCCCATACAGTTAGTAGTACAAGAAAGACTCTAGGAGGAGTTATGATGCAAGTAGAAGAAGACACAATCAAGTGTTCACGATGTGAAGATCTAACACCAGAATCTGAACTAGTAGAGGTTGGTTCTTGGTGGGTTTGCGGGATATGTTATGACGACATCTAAGGCAGACCCAAAGGAACTATTACTTACTGCTCTCAAAGCAGGGGACGCGAAGCGTTCACGATCTACACAAGTACAGATTGGTCCATCAGAGGTAGGTGGCTGTCGCCGTAAGGTGTGGTACCGACTTAACGATCAACCTGAAACTAATGACAACGAATTAAAGCTCGCTGCGATTATGGGTACTGCTATCCACGCAGAGATTGAGAAAGCGTTAGCAGATAATCCAGATGTGCTGATTGAAACTGAAGTTGAATACAATGGAATGAAAGCACACATTGACTGTTTTGTTCCTGGTACTGGTGATGTGATTGACTGGAAGACATCCAAGATTAAGAACCTTGGATACTTTCCATCAACGCAACAACGATGGCAGGTGCAACTGTATGGCTACCTCCTAGCAAAAAACGGCTATGCGGTCAACCGAGTATCTCTTGTTGCTATCGCAAGAGATGGTGACGAACGTGATGTCAAGGTTCATACCGAAGACTACGATGAGTCAATCGCCTTAGAAGCACTCGGTTGGCTAGCGGCTGTTAAGGAAGCTAAGGAAGCACCGGCACCTGAGAAGGATGCAAGTTACTGCCAGCACTACTGTAAATTCTACGACTCATCAGGTGAGATGGGATGCGTCGGTCTAAAAAAAGAACGTATACCAGTCAGTGATGTAATCATTACTGATCCAGATGTTGACAAGAATGCACTGTTGTACTTACAGTTAGCAGCACAGATCAAAGAATTAGAAACACAGCAGGATTCCTTGAAGACATCGCTAGAAGGAGTGCTGGGTACTACTAATTCAGGTATCGAAGTAAGTTGGACTACTGTTAAAGGGCGCGAGTCAGTTGACAGCACTGAGGTAGAAAAACTATTAGGGTTTGTCCCTAAGAAGGTAGGAGCTGAGAGTCAGCGACTATCCGTAAAACAAAGTGGAGGAAAGTAATATGGCTACAGAAGGAACAAAGTTCCAGATTAACTACAAGTTAAATGACGGAACACTTATCAATCTTTACGCAACAGATGTCAAGGAACTAGAGACAGGTCTAACAGATCTTGCAATGGTTGCAACACTTATCAAGTCAACAGGTGCAGAGCTAGGTGGAGTACCGGCACAGGCAGCACCAACAGTTGCAGCAGTAGCGCAGGCATTCAATGCAACACCAGTTGCAGCACCAGCACCAGCAAGTGGTAACACTTGCCGTCACGGAGCAATGACATTGCGATCAGGTGTAGGACAAAAGGGTCCGTGGTCAGGCTATATGTGTGCAGCACCCAAGGGTGCGCCAGATAAGTGCGACACTATCTGGGTTCGATAACTAATGCGGGAGCCTCGTGAATACGAGAACCCGCTATGTGCAGAGATTGGTGGAGACTTCTGGTTTCCTGAAAGAGAGAACCCAGAAAACCGTAAGTTGTTAGATCCTTCTTATGCAAAATCAATTTGCAGGAGTTGCATTCATAAAACTGAGTGCGCTGAGTGGGGTATTAAGAACGAACGCTTTGGTATCTGGGGTGGGTTAACTGAATACGAACGTACCTTGTTGCGTACAAAAAACAAGATTAGAGTAAAGGACTGGAAGAGTGCTTAATCTTTCCCGCGCTTGGAGTGGAGTGCTTACTAAAGCCACACCACTACCGGATGTGTGGGATGGATTAAAGGCAGAAGGTATTAAGTTTCGCAGGGGCCAGGTATGTATGGTAGCTGCAGCACCTAATGCTGGTAAGTCTATGTTCGCTCTGATCTATGCAATCAAGGCCAAGGTTCCTACACTTTTCTTCTCCGCAGATACTGATACCACTACTGTAATGATGAGGTCTGTATCGCATCTATCTGGTCACTCACAAGTGACAGTAGAGGCAAACCTTTCAGACAACAGCCAGTATTACAATGCACACTTAGACAAACTTTCACACATCAAGTGGGTCTTTGATTCATCTCCAAACATTGATGATTTGGAGTTAGAGATCAGGGCTTACGTTGAACTCTATGGACACCCACCTGAGTTGATAGTCATTGATAACTTAATGAACATCACCGCTGAGACGGACAACGAATGGGCAGGACTTAGAGCAATTATGATGGAGCTACACGATATGGCACGCAAGACTGAGGCCTGTGTAGTAGTGCTCCACCACGTATC